CTACAGGTGCTACTGGATCTGTTACAATAGCTCTTGGATCTGATAACACTGGCGTTAACCGCTCTGTAACTGTTACTTCAGTATCAGTTGGTGGTGGTGGCGAAACTCAAGGTACATTGCAACGTAGAATCCTTACTAAGATTCTTGCTGCTTCTAACTTGATCGCTACTCGTGGCCGTAGAGGACCTGCTACTTTCGCTGTAACTGGCGGAAAGATGGCATCTGCTCTTCAGGACATCGCTGGATTCGTTGCTTACCCACTTTCAAATACAGTTAACCAAGCTGGTGGTTCTCTTTACCCAATTGGAGCTATCGCAGGTGTTACTGTATATGTAGATCCAAACAGAGACTTTAACGATGTTAAGATCGCTGTAGGTCGTAAAGGTGATGGTAACTCTCCTGGTTTGGTATTCATGCCTTACTTAATGGCTGAATCTGTTGAGACAATCGCAGAAGGAACTATGGCTCCTAAGATTGCGGTTAAATCTAGATTCGACTTAGTAGACGCTGGATTCCACCCACAAACTATGTACTATGTATTGAACTTCAACTTCAACGGAGTTGATATTATCTAATCAATAGTATTCATACTGTTTGAAAAGGTCCGCTTCGGCGGACCTTTTTTTTTCTTAAATATATAAAACAAAAATCAGCATATGCCACAATCAGTTTATCGTTCAGCTGTTCTTTATAATTTTACTAGAAATCAATATGTTCTAATAGACCCAGGCACAATAGGCGGAGATCCTAACCAGGTAACATGGAGCTGGGTATCTAATCCTAACGATGCAACAAAGTGGGTTAATGTACTGGAATTGCAATACTACTTAACCGATACACCTTTAGGTGATCCTACACAGAACCCATATCCTTGGGAGGTTCAGTGGTTATATTTTTCTTAACAATCCTAGATAATGTAATCTATTCTAAAAATTTTTATGATATTAAGATATATAAAATTAAAAATAATAGATTACTATGCCATCAATTACAAGAGCCGCTATTTTTTTAGCAAATGACGCAGGACGTTTTCTTATTCTTGATAATGATTTAGGTGTTCTAAAAGCCGAGACATATACAGAAAAAGAATATGCGTCAAGATATGCCAATGTTGCAGCATTTCAGGCAATTGTACCAACTACATATTGGAGACCTAATCAATGGGGTGATGAAAATAAAACCCTAAATGATGCAGCGTACGGGTTTCAAATTCGTGATAAGTACTGGATTAATCCGCAAGGAACACTTCAAGATTATGGTAATTCTTCTCCTAATACGGCAGGTGGTGCAAAATCTGTTAATATATTAGATCGTACATCGGTAATGTACTCCTATGATAATGGGGCATTTCTTTGGATTGATCCGGCTACCCGAATGCTTCCTCCAGATCAAATGACATTTGCTTGGGTTGCTAGCCCATGGCAGGCTGCGAGATTTGATAATCTACTTGAATTCCAGACTATCATGGAAGGAACGAGTTTAGGTAGTATGAATTATGGTTGGGGTATACAACAATTTTTCTTTACAAAGGATCCTCTTTCGTATACTTTATCACAGCCGTTTTCTGCTGCTGGTGTTAGGCCTACTAGCGAAATTCAGAGAGCATTTGTACTATTTAATAATGATAAATCACTCTATCTTGCCATATCTAATCCTGATGATCCTATTCCTTCTATGAATTTAGATTGGACTAGAAATCCTTGGGAAGCCGCAAGATTTACAAATCTTATTCAATTCCAAAATATTTATGAATATCATTCAGGTTTCTTTGCTAATTTAATAAAAGGCTGGGAAATTCCTCAATTCTATTTTACACAAGAAAAGAAGGGTGCACCTGTTAGCGATCCTTATACAATTTTTTATTCGTCAAATCTTTGTTCAAGGGCTGTTAAATTACCTGGTGAATTTGCTAACGTATACCTGTGGATTGTGTATATGGCATCTCAAATTGACGATTGGCAATCTTTTTATAATTACATATGGGATTGGCTAAGTAATGTAAGAAACTTTAGAGATTACGATTGTTATAAAAAATGGTTTTATAATCAGGATCATAACTTAATGCAAACTTGGTTATATAACATATGGGCACCGAATTGGGGTAGAGAAACAATGCAACTCGAATTTGAAAAAGCTCTTGATATTCCAGGTCTTGAATGGGCTCGCCCAGATCTAGGATTTGGCGGTGGAATCGGGGATCCTATCTATGACTATTATACAGATAATTCAGACGGACAAATTCCTGAATGGCAGAACAAATACGGTAACATGACGGTAGGATTAGAGGCTCATGCAGGAGGATTTCCAGATTGGGGTGAATTCGCCTATAAATACAGTACGATATTAGCTGATTGGAAATTATTTAATGGTCAAGAGGTATATGAAAAATGGTTTAATAATCAGGATCAATCACTTATTGAACAGTATCTCTATAATAGATGGCGTATTGCTTGGGGTAAATAAAAACTTAAACTAAAAATAAAAAAAACTTAAACTATGGCTATAGAAAGAAGAGCGGTCATCAAAGCACAAGACGCAGGCAGATGGCTCGTTGTAAAAAACATTTTTGGCGTCGATAAGGGAGACACCGTTGAATTGGTTACGGATGCTGATAGATATGCAAACCTTGCAGTTCTTGAAGCCCAAATCCCAACTACATACTGGTACCCTAACCAGTGGGGTGATGAAACTAAAACACTATTTGATGCTGCTTATGGCTATCAAATTCGTGATAAGTTTTTCTCTGATTCACAAGGTGATCCTAATTTAGGAGTATCATCTACACCTAATGTTGCAGGCGGTGCAAAATCTGCTAATTCGTTGGATAGAACATCTGTTCTCTATTCAAATGACGTGGGTTGCTACATTGTAGTTACAAACCCTGGAGATCCGGTGACATCTTGGGAGGTTTATTGTACAACAAACCCGTTCTATGCTACAAGATTTGACGATCTTTCTAAGGTTGGTGACTGGTTAGATCAAACAAACTATGGTAATGTTGCATACGGATATAGCATAATGCAGTATGTTTTTACAAAGGACCCAGGTGTTGTAATAACCGATCCGTTTGTCCTACCGCCCCTAAATCCATTTAAGACTATTCTTAGAGCATATGTTCCCTACTCTAATCAGGAAGGCGCATATCTGGTAATTGATAATCCTGCTGCTCCTATTCCTTCAATGACATTCCAGTACGTTAGAAACCCATGGGAAGCATCTCGTTTCCAGAACCTGGTTGATTTTAAGAATATCGTTGATGGTCGTCCTGATTTCTTTGGTACAACATTTAGAGCAGGCTGGGAAGTTCCGCAGTTCTTCTTTACACAGGATGCAAAACAACCTAGCGGTGATTGTAAAGATATATGGAGTTTTTTCCAGAGTGGAGATAAATGCTCACAACTTCAATGGGCCGGTGACCAAACCTCATATGATATATTTGTAGATCTGGCACAAGCACAATGTTGTTCTTGGGAAGGCTTTTGGAAAAAAATCCAGTCGTGGATTTTTAATCCTCGTAACTTCCAGGATTCAGAATGTTATGACAAGTGGCTCCAATTCCAAGATCATACCCAATTAGAGCAATGTTTCTTTGCTCTGTGGAGAGAGTATGCATGTTGCTAATTCTTTAATATTCTAAATTATAAAAAGGTTCACGCAGGTGAACCTTTTTTTGCTCTATTTGCCTGAATATATAAATTACTAAAAATAAAAAGTCAAATGAAAGAACTTGTTAACTTTGAACATTTCAAAATTATAAAAGAAGCTGAGGCTAAACTGGAGTCATATCTTGATTCCCTAATGGAACAGGCAATTAATGAAGCACCTGCGCAAACACAAGCTGGCGCTCTTTTCCAAAACCCTGTAAAATTCATGAAGATTAAGAATAATGCCAAGAAGTATCAACAAGCGCTGGTACAAAAGGCTCTTAATAATGTTGATTATGAAAAGAAAAAGCAGGCTGCAGGTGGAGAAGTAGATAAAGATAAAATGGAGGTTCTTAAACAGGCAAATGCTGCAAAGAATCAGGCTCTCTCTGATAAAGCTTCTGCTATCAGTGATCGTATGACACAATTGGCAACCAGCCCAGGACTTCAGGCTGTTAAATCTCTTGCTGTTTCAAAGGCTAAAGTTGCTGCAGCTGAAACTGCACTTAAAGCTGCTGATGCCGAAGAGAGTAAACAACTTAAGGTACAGATTGCAAAACTAAATGCTCAGGCCGCAAAGGCAGAAAAGACTATTAAGGATTATGAAAAACAGGAAGAGCCTAAAGCAGAAACTCCAGCAGAAGCTCCACAACAGGCAATGCCTAATGTAAAAGCTGAAACTAAACCTGAGGCTAAACCTGAGGCTAAACCAGAGACTGACACCCAACCTACAGCTGAACCTGCCACTACTAAAAAGACAAGAAGGCAGGAAGTGGAGGATCAAATTGCACAAGATAATGCAGCTCCTGCAAAAATAACTAAAGAATCACCGGCCGAAAAGAAAGAACGTGAAAGAAAAGAAACTATAACTAATAAGATAAATGATGCTGAGGCTGCAATTCAGAAAGCAGAAGGTGATAAAACTGTAGCTCAACAGGAAAAGGATGATCTGGTAAAACAATTAAATGCAGCTAAAGGAACAGATAAAGAAAATGCATTAGCAGTAGATGTTGCAAATGCCGATAGAGCAGTTAAAGATATTGATAAAGGTATTAGCAATCTTAAACAAAATATAAAGGATTTAAGAAGTCAATTAAAGGGAGATTCTAATGAATCTGCTGGTTATATCGGCGAATCCTTTACTGATAAGTTTAGAAGACTAATGAAAGACGTTAATGTATAAAGTTCGTAAGATAAACTTTGGATGGTATAAAAGGCGGCATGGAATTCTTTTAGAGAATCTGCCGCCTTTAAAGCAACGATTTATGATAGAGAATGACTATCTTAAATGGTTAGATGCAGATACTCAAGTCTTTGAAGTTATATTTAAGATTGAGGATATGAATGATCATGAAAAGAATCCCAATAAGATTCTTTGGAATCCTTTTCGTGAAACCTTTACTACAATCAAAGAAGTTGAATCTGACTCAAATGTAGTGGATTGGACTTGTGCAATTTGTGATGCCGAGATTAAATCCAGAATGGATTCAAAAAAGATAGAAAACTTTGTATGTAAACCTTGTTCTGAGGCACATAACTCACGGAATAAAAGGGTTGATCAAAGAATAATAGATTCCTCTGTTAAGTTTACTAAACACTGTAAATCTCTTTTAAAGGGTGAACAAAGAGAGTTTATCACACACGTTAAGAGATCATTTAAATGATAAAGCTTTTTCAATTGTAATTTTTGGCCAAACATTTAATAGGCTTTTTGGGGAAGCATTATAGACTTCAACACCTTTTTCTTTTAACAGATCTGCAATTATTTTAAAGCCTGGTATAAATTGATTTCGATAGATATCATCGCCCGTTACAGGAACTGGGTATCCGCTATGATGATGGCCAGTTTTTCCATCATTTCCCATATCATATCCTAACAGTATAATTCTTTTTACTCCTAGATGATATGCTAAATTAATTGCTGCATATCCACTATTATTACCATGTGATAGGGTATCTTTTGATTCTTCTAATCCAAACTTATTTCCTTTCTTAAGAATCTTAACGTCACCCAAATAAGATGGATGATCTCTGATAGTGTATTTAGGACCCTTAAATTCATCTATTTCTTTCTTTAGCCAACTATAGACTCTTGAGTCAGTCCAATACATTATGTCTGCATTAGGATAAGAAGATAATGATTTATTAATTGCTATTGTCTTTTTTCCAATTAAGGAATTCCAATTAAAGTCTCTAAGAGATGGACCACCGCCTATGATAAAAACTGTTTCACCTTTCCAAATAGGATCAACCTTACTAATAGGTCTCTTTCTTACTTCCTGTGATGTAGTGATGTTAAAGTTTCTTTTCTGAACTATTGGAATATTATCAGGACTTACTGTAATTTTAGCAAACTTATCATTTGATGAACCTTTCTTAATAACAGTAGGTGGTACGCCTTTTGCTTCTTTAATGATAGGCGTTCTTCTATCATTTCCAAGTATTTTCCTTACTCTTCTCATTTAAGACTTATATGATTTTTTTATTTATCCTTAGTAAAACTATCACCCAGATTTGCATATAAAAATAAACTATATCTTATATGCGGAATGTTCAAAATATTTTATTGACAGAGAAGTATCGTCCACAGAATCTAGATGATCTTATTACACCAAAGAGAGTAGGTGATAAGCTGTCAAAGGGGGTTTACCAACACCTTCTTTTACATGGTAGTCCAGGCACAGGTAAAACTTCTGCCGCTAAGGCATTGGTTAAACATTTTAAACATCCTTATTTATACATTAATGCATCAACCGATACATCTGTTGATATTGTTAGAAATAGGATTACTGACTTTTGTGCAAATCGCTCAATCATGGATGAACCTGGAAAACTTAAGGTTATTATTCTTGATGAGATTGATGGAGTTTCTGATCAATTCTTTAAAGCACTTCGTGCTACGATGGATCAATTTGCTTCTAATGCAAGATTCATTGCTACATGTAATTATATTAACAAAGTACCAGATCCTATCCAATCAAGATTTGAAATGATTGATTTTGATTTTACTAAGGAAGAAGAAACCGAAATTATGAAAGGGTATATTATGAGGGTTCTTCAAATCTGTAAAGAAGAAGGAATTGGAATTGATAAACATGCAGCCGTTGAATTAGTAAAAAGAAAATTTCCTGATCTTCGTAATATGCTTAATCAATTACAAGGATTTAAGTCACAAGGTAAAGAATCTATTACTGTTGAGGATATCAAAAAATTTAGTTCTGTTTATAAAGATGTTTATGATTTAGTTATTGATAACACCGATCCTGTAAAAAATTATCAGTATATGTTATCAAATTATGCAAATCGTGTAGACGATGTCTTATCTTCTTTAGGGGCAGAATTTATTGAATACATACAACAGGAAAGATCTTCATATATTCAATTCATACCTCAGGTTATTGTAACGGTTTCAAAATACCAATCACAAAGACAATTGGTAATTGATCCTGCCGTTTCAATGCTCGCTTGTATATATGAATTACAATCAATATTAAATGGCGCATAATATGACAGACTATTTGTTAGAAGAATTAATCAAAAGATATCCTAATCATTTTTCGTTAGGAGAAGCAGTTAAAAGATTTTGGGAGTTTAAAAGAGAAAGATCTAATAAATCATTAGATGAAATTGAAAAAGAATTTCTTGTAATAGACTTTCAGTTTAATCCTTGACCTGTTATTATTTAATAAATTACTAATAGGATGAAAAAATCAGGTAGACACACACTTGTTGTGGACGGAAATTATTTTCTGTTCAGAACATTATATGTCATGCCTCATCAGACTAAGTCTAAACAATTACTAGGATCCTCTGAAGAAGTACAATCATTTATGGCAAAGCTCGCAACAGACTTTGCATATCAGGTTAGATTATTTGAAGGACTTATTGATAAAATCGTATGGACAATAGATTCACGTTCATGGCGTAAAGACTTTTACCCTGAGGCAGACTACAAAGGAAATCGTAAACAAGACACTTCAATAAACTGGGAAAACTTTTCTAAAGTTACTGATGACTTTATTGGCTTACTTATTCGCCAAGGAGTAATTGTTTCAAAGATAGAAGGTGCCGAAGGAGATGACCTTATGTATGCATGGAATACAGAATCATTAGCCAATAACAAGTCAGTAATTATGTTTACTGGTGACCGTGATCTTGTTCAGTTGGTAAATTGTAATAATGATACTTATACGATTCTCTTTTCACCGGCTCATAAAAAGCTTTATACGTATCAAGGCTTTTCTGAATGGATGAATTCGGAAACTGATGATACCTCTACTGATATTTTTGACCTTATGAAGGTTTCGGTTTCCCCAGAAAATCAATCTAAAAAATTACTACAAACTCTTGTAAAAAAGAAAAAGGTTGATATTATAGAAGTAGATCCTGAAGAGTTTAGGTTTAGAAAGGTCTTAACAGGAGATGCTGGTGATAATGTTACCCCGGCATATTGGTATGTTTCTAAAGGCCGTCGTTATGGTATTAGTGAAAAGAAGGCAGAGGAAATTGTCGCAGAATTTAAACATAAACATGGATCTCTTTCTCATATGTATCTCTATAATGATGAGCTCGTAACAGATCTTGCTAACATAACCATTAGAGTTATGAAGGCCAAACATATGAGTAGAGAACAGATCATTTCTAATATTAAGTCAAATGTAAATCTTATGGTTCTTTCGGCAGAATCTATTCCTGAAGGAATCCTAGACGAAATGTTTCGTTCAATAGAAACAAAGATTACTCTTAATACACTTAATCTAGGTGGAGTTTCTTCAATGAAATCCATTCTTGAAAATAGTTCATATAAGATTGAAGATACATCAATAGCAGTATCATCAAAAATATTTAAGGATGAAGATGGAGATTCCGACTTTTCTTTTATAACAGATCGTAAACAAAAAGGAAAAATATTTTAAGACATGACACCTAAAATGGAAAAAAAGATAGACGATGCAATGTGGGAATGTTATCGTCGTATGTTTGCGCAATCAACACCAGCCGGTGATTTTGATAAACTATTTGAAGAAGCGGAATGGAATGAGTGGGGTCAAAAGGTAATCCCATTCATGGATTATGAATTAGATGAAAGTAAATGGGAACCTATCTTTTTAGATATCATTAAAGAATTTAAGATTCCAAAACGCTTTGATGGTATGTTTAGAAGAAGTATCTTATTAGGATGTTCTCCTAAAACAAAAATGGGTTGCTAACCTATAATAAAAAAGGGGTATGCAATTATTTGACTACATAAAGGTTTTATTTGGTAAAGACGCACAATGGGATAAAGTTTCTAGCTATGATAAATCTAGAAATTCTTTTATGACAAATCGTTTTATGAGTATTAAATTTCCTATCCAGGCAAATCTATTTAATACTCTTAAAATTGATCCAGTAGGCCAAGCTGAAGCATGGAGAATGGTTGCTTCAAAATTTAATAAAGTTCCAGGTTTTATTTACACTAAAGTAAAAAAACAAGAAAAAGAAAAAAAGTGGGTGCCTAATCCAAAGGCCGTAGAACTTTATATGAAATTTAATGAAATTGGTCATAGAGAATTTAAAGAATGCTTAAAATATAACCCAACGGAAGTCCAAGCTGCGATAGATATATTAGAAAAACAGATTGGCAATGATGTTGATTGATAACAAATTTGAACTAGGTATTCCAACTCACATTTACTTTACACTTTATAAGTTTGATCATATTGATAGTATTATCATATCAAGAGTGATTAAAGAGTGTAAAAATTGGAATAAATCCGGTGATGAAAATCTTTTTACAATTACTGTAGAATCTTTTAAGACAGCTCTTAAAGGAAATAAGAGACTGGAAACTGAAATTCTAAAAGTAGAATCAGAAGGGTTAGCCCAAATGCCTGGTAATAAACCAAATTCTATAACTTTCTTGTGGTCTATAATGGAAAGATTAGAAAACCTTGAATGGCTAACCTTTAATGTATCTTATGATAAAAAGTTTAGTAGAATTGTTAGGGTTGATAATAAAGAGATTATGAGCTTCTATTTTAAGATAGAGGAAGGCATTTTTGATTTAACTAAAGTATTTACGAGAAGTCAGCTTGATATCATTAATAAGAAGATTATTGAGTTTAAGATAATGCCTAATAAGTATCTAGAAAGACTTCCTTATTTTTATATGAAAGCATCCCTTTTATTTGAAATTTTAGGACAACTTGAAATGGATGAGTCATTAAATACATTTGAACTTCTAGACCACATTGATCCAAAATTAGAAGAAGACGACCCCACCCTTTTGGTTAAGACAGACTATACTCCTTATTAAGGAATATATAAACAAAAATGTCTTATGAAAGGTTTTTTGAGAAGATGCTGCGAATCTAAGCGTGAATGTGTAACATATCTTTTAGTATTTTTATGGCTTGCGGTTGGAGTTACTGCAACATATTTTGAAACTGATTTTACCGCACTGGCTGCTTATTTTGTTTCTCTAACTGGATTTGTAGCATCCTATATCTTTGGGGAAAGCTTTCGTAAGAGTAATAATACTTCAATATTTTTACCAGGTCCAAATAGCAGAAGAGAAGTTATGATCTATGTTACCATAGCATTATGGCTAGTCATAGGAATCTGGGTAATTGTAAAAAAGGCTGATCTAATTGGTGTAAGTGCATATTTTGCTGCATTGGCGCCATTTGTTGGTTCCTATATTTTAGGGGAAACCTTTAAGAAAGAAATATCAGATATTGAAGATGATATTAAACAAATAAATTCATAATTCATGGCCGTTATAGGAACAACCACTAATGAGAATGGCGATGCTATTTTAATAAGTCTACAAGAACCTTATAAAAATGTTGTAGAAGTTATCAGTTACAGTGATCAGACTGTAGGTGAAACTACATCATGTTATTTTAGTAAATCTTTTAGATGGGGAATAGATGGTGTTACATATTCTGATTGGGTTCCCTTAACTAATGCGAATCTAGATAGTTTATTACTTAACCCAATTAATCCATTTTGGGTGCAATATAAGTATGAACAGGTGGGCGACGGCACACTAGAATTTAAGTCTATTTCACTTGAAATAGTTACGGATGGTGGAGTTATTTGTAAAGTTCCACAGATAGATTGTTGTGATAGTGGATCATTATCAGGAGCACAAAACCTTGTTATTGATTGTTGTGGGTCTTCATGGAACCCATATGATTTATCAAGAGCTTCTCAAATGTATAATCAATTATCCGCAGTTGCTTCTAACCTATTTGGGTTCTGTGTTAAGTACTTTAAGACGGCTGCCGATCAAAGAAGCAGAGACGTTATCCTAAAAGAATATTCTCTCTTTAATGTTATGTCAACCGCTGAGGTAAAAATAATGTTTCCTGATAACACATTACCAACAAGGGAGATTCAATATAATCCTCTTATGATGGATTTTCCTGTACAGTTTGAAGTACACATTGTTAAATCTGCATTTGAGCAAGTATTTGGAATTGGCGCAAAACCACAGATGAGAGACTATCTTTACTTTGAACAATATATGAATAGAATGTATGAGGTTGATGCAGTAGCTGAAGCCGATGATTTCTTATATACTGGTTCATATTGGCGAGTTAGTCTTGTTCCATATCAACAAAGAACCGCTGTTCTTTATCCTGACAAAAACATTGAAATAGAAAAAGATTCTTTAGTAAGTAGTGTTGAAAGTAAATTTGGTGAAGAAGCAAATAAAGAATACGATGACGTAAGAAAACCTAATCAATACAACACAATTGGAACACAAGGTAATGATTATGTTAGAAGAATACTTGATAAGAGATTATTAATAAAAGAAGAAAATGTTTATAATAACTGGACCATCATATCTAAATATAATTACCAGTTATCATCGATGGAAGTTGGGACAGAGGGTGTTGAATACAGATATGATAAGGGATGGAAAGAAACAGATGATAGAGCATTTACTTTCTGGGTAAGACCTAGATATACTAATCCAATCGGATCAAACATTGCTATTACAAGTATTTCAAACAGTTCAGGCAAAGTAAAACTAAATACAGCAGGTCTTCCTACAGGACCTCAAAAACTTTTGGTCGGTGATTGGGTTAAAGTAGCCGGCACTGCTTCATATAATGGTATTCATAAGATTATTGCAATAGGTACATCAAGTATTGATATTGATACACCTTATATTAATAATACATTTCAAGGAACTCCAAGATTTAATAAAGAGGCGAGTAATACCTTTATGATTTATGAAACTAAATTAATTCCTTCTGATCAATTAGTAGAATTTACATATACACCAAATTGGTTTATCATAAAATTAGATAACACATACTTTAAGTACAATTTACAAAGTCAAGGATTATCTCTAATTGAAAATAAGTGGTATGCATTTGTGATCAATCTAAATTCGGTTGCTCAACAATTAAGTTTATTTGGTTATGAAACACTTGAACAAACCGGTGCAATTAATCCGCAAAATAGTGCATCTCTTAATAAAGTGTTTAATGAAATAAAAACTTATACACCAATAGAAGTACCAGATTCTAATTCATGGAAGCTTTTAGGTTGTAAGTCTGACATAACTAACATTCGTATTTGGAGTAAACCTATAGAAGAAGAATTACAAGAGTTGATACTTTCTCAATATGTGGTTAAAGATACTCATTTAACATTGTTACTTGATAATGCCGCACCACAGTTATTACTGCCAAGAGAAACCAATCCTCGCTAAGTTAGAATATATAATCTAAATAAGGATTAATGAAAGAAGAGTCTAAAAATAAATTTAGAGACAGCCTTGGGGATTTGTTAAACGATTTACCTGATGAAGTTCCTGGATTAGAAGATACCCCACAATTACCTAAGGTTAGAGTTGAAGGTACGCAAGCCGTTGCATTACAAACTGCAAAGAATAAGGCACAAAAAGTTATGAATAATCTCCTTAAGTTTTACTTAAGTGAAGAGATTATTGAAGAACATGAATACATTAAAGTAAAAGCAGAACTTGATGAATATGCATTAGGTATGCTTATACGTCAAATGCAAAATAGTGAATCTGCAATTTCAACATTGATGGACACCATTAATGAAGGTGATGTATCTCCAAGAATGTTTGAAGTACTTAGTGATCTTCAAAGAACTCTTTTAGATATTATAAAGAGTCAAACCATGTATATGGTTGCAATTGAAGAAAACGCTAAAAAGTTATCAAGAGATATTGATGTTTATCATGGTGGAAATGATAATACACAAAAGAAAGTTGGTAACACTGGTGTTAAGGCCAGAGGAACAAAGGATCTTATGAGGGCATTACAAGATAGTATTAACGAAGAAGATATACAAGATGTCGATGGAAATCAAGATGAAGAATAACTATGTTCTCACAAAAGAGATCATAGAAGAAAAAATATCAGAAGGTGGTATCATACTCCCTTCTGAAAAGTACAACCGTATATGTATTGTAATTAAATCCGGCTTGGATGATGTAAAGGAAGGTTGTTCTATAATAAAAACAATAGGTAACGGTACGACTTTTAATATAAATGGTGAAGAATATGAAGTACTTCACGAAAGTCATATCCTAGGAATAATAGAAGATGGCACAGAAACCTAGAGCTGAAAGCGCTGGCTTTGATTTTAAGATTGATGCAGCAGAAGAATCCTTTTCATGGACATCTGAAAGGGTTGAACAACTTATGCTTGCATTAGAAGAAGGTTATAAGCCTAAGTCCACTCCTTTTTATGAAGGTAATCCTAACTTAAGAAGAGGCAATATAGTATTTAATTATACACCGCACGAATTAAGAGAAATTAAAAAGTGTGCAACTGATATTGTATATTTTGCAAATACTTATTGTACTGTAATGACTGATCATGGTTTACAGACAATTAAATTAAGAGGATATCAGGAAGAAATGCTAAGACAGTTTCAGAAAGAGAGATTTAATGTCTGTTTAGCATCTCGTCAGATTGGTAAAACAATATGTTCATCAATATTTATTGCATGGTATTCATTATTTAATTATGATAAGAATTCTTTAATACTTTCAAATAAGGGTGCAACTACTCGTGAAATTATTGATAAGGGAAAAACTATATTAGAGCACTTACCTTTCTTTCTAAAACCTGGAGTTATTAAATGGGATGTATTTAATTCAAAGTTTGATAACGGTTGTCGTATTATCGGTCAAACCACAACAAAGAAGGCTGCAATCGGTTTTACTATTCATCTATTATTTATGGATGAGTTCGCGCACATTCCTCAAAACTTTGTGGAAACATTCTATGAAAACGTTTATCCTACTGTTTCTGCTTCGTCTAATTCAAAGGTAATTATTACAAGTACTCCTAACGGCTTTAATAAATTTTATGACATTTATTCAGCGGCAGAGAAAGGGTTAAATGAATACTCTCCGTTTAGGGTTGACTGGTGGGATGTACCTGGAAGAGATGAGGCCTGGATGAGACAGGAAGTTGCTAACCTTGGTTCGGAAGAAGCATTTAATAGACAATATGGAAATCAGTTTATTGCCAGCTCTTCTCTCTTATTAGGTGCAGATAGTCTTAAAAAGCTTCAGCAAAATCAAAAGGAATTTGTTCATAGAGAGATGCCGGCATTTGATGATGAAAATATTAACTATGATGGATTGGCATGGGATCCTGAATTTAATATTGATGAAGTTGAAGAAGACACCAATTATTGGGTCTTTTCAATAGATATTGCTGAAGGTAACGGTGGGGACTATTCAATAATCAATATCTTTAAGATTGAAATTATGGATGAACTAGACTGGAAAAGAATCACATCACCAGGTTCATTTATTGATTTTTTCAGAATTAGACAAATAGGAAGATTTAGAAGTAATGAACACACAATAGAAGAATTTGCAAAAGCTGTTTATATTTTAGCATTTGATATGTTTCATTCAGAGAATGTTAAGTTAATTATTGAATGGAATATGTTTGGTGGTGAGTTAATAAAAAGACTTGAAACTGTCTTTCCGCAAAGAAATGAATTTGATGAGGAGATGGTTGTTAAATTTAAACATCGCATCGATGCAAGAACTAAAAACTTTGGTCTTAAAATAAAAAAGGATAATAAACCTATATTTTGCCAAAACTTTAAAAAATACATAACTCAAAATAGAATCATTATAAAAGATAAGAAAACCGTATATGAAGCATCCACATTTGGAAAGATGCCAAACGGATCATATGCAGGCCAATTAGGTCATGATGATCTTATAATGACAAGTATAAATAGTTCTGAATTTTTCTTTACTTTAGATTTTTCTGATTTTGTTGAAGAGATATATGATACGATAGATGAATCACTCCAGACTAAGATTGATGAAATTTTAGAAAAGGATTCAAAGGGCGGAAATCTTAATTACGATATTTATGATCTAGTGTAGAAAAGTGGCTATGCGTTGAATATATAAAAAAAGCAATTAAAAAAATATAATACAAGATGGCACTAGATCCAAAAATCGCTTCTCTTAAAGCCGCAGGTACATACCGCTTTGAATTTGACAAGAGTCAAGTTGTTAGTATTCCTGCAAACCAAACAAGATTAATTGTTGGTTTTTCTAAGAAAGGTCCTTTTAACACACCGGTTTTTGTACCAGACACTGCATTTTTTAAGCAAGTGTATGGTGATATTGACAGAAATCTTGAAAGAAAGGATTCTTACTTTCATAGAAGTTGTTTAGCTGCATTAGAAAGAGGCCCAATTCTTGCCCTTAATCTATTAGCATTAGATTCAGATGATAATGTAGACTACATTAAGTTAGGCACGGCTGCTACGCCAGAGGCCCAAAATAATGCAGGAGCATCCGCTGAATATCAAAAATTTTATAACAGAGATAAATTCTTTTATCCTGACAGTGATGCATTCCTGGATAATGTTAATGCAAACAGAAATACATTAAGTTCTTTGACAACCAATGATCTTTTGGATTTTGTTAATTTAGGACAAAACCCAATTTCAATCATTGTAAGAAAAGCTGCAAATGAGAACGTTGCAAGCTTTAATGTTACTGTTGAAGAGTGGTACGGAACTGCTAATGTTCCAGGATTCTTAAATAAAGACAGTTTAATCTCTGACTTTATGGTAGATGTATTTGTAATCGAAGGTAACTTTGGTGGAAACTTCAGTTCAGCTACTCCTTATGATAGATTTGCTGCTGATCCAACTTTCCAACAGTACTTTGATCCTACCAAAGGAATTCAAAGAAAGAAATTTGCATCTGATACAACCGATACAAAATTACAGGAATTCTTTAATGAGTCTGAGGTAAATCTAATTGCAACTTATACTGCATGTCTAATTCCTGATTTCGTTGATCTACTTGGAAATAATTTATTCGTTGAAAAATTGATTAATGCCGATAGTGCAACGACTGGTTTATTCTGCGCAGTAAATGAGGATCTCTTCAGTGGAGATTTTCTTATTGATGGTGTAAAAGGTGGTATTGACCTAATTGGACATAACATTGAATATACCCAGACAACCGGTATTCAAGATGATATTAACTTCCTTTCTTATAGTGGAGCTATCGTATCTGATCTTGCATATCCAAGAGCTGCCCAAGGAATTAATACCGAGGTCATTTCAACTGGTGATTCTATTAGCGTTACTACTTTAGGTAATGGTAATATTCAAATTGCGGTAATTGGTTCTGTTGGAAATCCTTTATATGATGCATTTGCAAGTATGTCTGCAAACACTGCTTCAACAGTAGGTTCATACATCTTAGGTGCTCTTAGCGGAAAATATGTTCCTGTATTATCAGTTAACGTAACAAACACTGTTGTTACTGTGGTTGTATCTGGTGTAGGTGGTATCGTTGCTGGAGATTTTCCAACTTCATTAGGTACTACATATACTTACATCAATGAATCTGATTTTAACTTTACTGTTCAAGAATTTGATGCTGCTAGTACAAATGCAAATATCATAGGTTCTTATGGAACTTCTCTATATAGCGCATTTTCTGCCGGTACACTTACCGATGGTGATGAAGCAGTATATAGAATAAGTGGACAAGATTATACATCATACTTAGTATTTAATGCAACTAATTATGGATTCATCCATACTGGTGTTCCTACAACTGGACTTGTTAAGAAGGCAATATCTGACCCTGCATATTATTTGCCAAGTGTTAGAGTAACTCCTTATCAACAAGATGCATTTATAAACCCAACACTTAAGGCTCAATTTAACCTTGATAGTGCTACTGGATTCTTTAAGAATTCTGATGGTGTTTCTGTAGGATTAAATGTATTTAATGTACAAACACTTAAAGGTTCACTTAACCGTTCAATTGATATCATCGCTGATTCATCAACTGAACCGCTTCTTAAACCTAACCAAGTACTTATTGCTTCTAATAACCCTGATGCATCAACTTTAATCGTAGGAAATTACTTATTAAACTTTGAAGGTAATATACAGATTCCTCATTCAAGATTAACTAGAATCAATGAGATTCAAGGTGGTAAAACATCTGCTGAGTATCCTTCAATTCCGCCAGCCACAACGGCATTATTGGTAACATGTCAATCTGAAATTGCTATTACCAGTGTAGGCGGTATTGATAAAGTGGAGTTATACTATCCTATTGATAATTGGATTGATTATTTTAATATCTTTACTCTTGATGGATTTACATTAGATGTAAATAAGCATGTTCCTAACGGATCTAACGAACGTCAAAACCAAATTCTAAACGGAACTTTAAATGGAACTAATCTATTTAAGGCATTAACCGATAGAGAAACCATTAACTTCCGTTATTTGGTAGATACATTTGGAAATGGTATTGAAAGTGGATCTAAAGCAATCTATACTAACTTATGTTCAACCAGAAAGAATGCATTTGCAATTATTAATGCTCCTTCTGCTAAAGATTTTAAGGCTAGTACTGATCCTTCATTCTTAGATATTAATGGAACATTATCTTCTAGATTTATTTCTAATGGTGGTGATCTTTCTAAGAACCCAACGGTTAGATACTCTTTACCTTCATCAACACAAGGTGGAAGTTGGGGAGCATTCTATTATCCTTTCATTACAGTAAGGGATTTAGGAAAAAATATAAATGTTCCTCCTGCTGCTTATGTATCTAATAACTTTATTGCAAAGTATGAAACTGCTCTGCCATGGTCATTGGTCGCAGGTGTTCGTAGAGGTGTTGTAGGTGGAACTGGGGTTGTAGGATTAGAAATTAATCTTGACCTAAGTGATAGAGAATACCTAGAACCATTTGGATTAAACCCAATTATTTTCCAAAGCGGAACTGGTCCTACTATCTTTGCAAATAAAACCGCACAACAAACTCCAAAATCTGCATTAAGTTCAATTAATGTTAGAGAGGTTGTTATCTACATCCAAGATGGTATTGAGGCAATTCTTAAGAACTACTTATTTGAATTTAACACAGCTCAAACAAGATTGGAAATTAAAACACTTGCTGATAACTTCTTATCAACAGTTCAAAACGATGATGGTGTATTTGACTTCCGTAACGTAATGGATGAAACAAATAACACACCAGAAGTTATTGATCAAAACGTAGGTATCCTAGATACTTATATTGAACCAGTAAGAGGAATGGAAATCTTAGTACAAAGAACCACTATTTTAAGAACTGGTGCAATTAGTTCAGGAAATTTCCAATAAGAAAGTAAAAGAAAGAATAAATAAAAAAATAAGTTAAGCTATGCCATTACCACATTACACTCAATCAAGGGCAAGTAATAACAGATATGAACCTATTCAACCTAACCTATTTGAGATAACATTGTTTACTCCAAATGGGGATGATACAGGTTTAATTTTGGAACATGTTAAGTCTGTTGCCGGATTAAATGCATTGAACCCAGCAATTGAAGCAATTGGTCAAAAATATAAATTTGCTGACCGTTCATATGCAGGTATGCCTGGACAGACTTTCGTGGATCTTACTATTGCATTTACATTGAACTTAAATGATGCAAACGAAAACTACATCTATAATACCATGAGAAACTGGTATAAATTAATCTATGATCCTCTAACAGGTGAAATGGGATTAAAGAAAGATTATGTAGGAAGTATGATCATTGTTCAATATAACCGTGCAGGTGATATCTATAGAAAGATTACTTGTAAAGATATTTTCCCAACAGGAAATCCTGAATTTATTGATACACTTGATTATGGAACAGCAGATGCCGCAGAGTTATCAATGACTTATCGTTGTGATAACTGGGTTGAAGAAAATGTTGGTGCTCCTAATAACTAATCTCATAAATTTTTAATAAAACTGGCCTACGGGCCAGTTTTTTTGTCTTAACTCTAATATATAATATAGAATACATAATCTATAGATCATGATCATATTTAAGGTTGAAAATATATCCGATAAGAAAACATATATTGGATATGCAGTTAATGATAATCCTAATAATCTAGGTACCGGTAAATACATTAAAAGAGCAGTAAAAGATTTTGGTATTACTTCTTTTAAGAGAGAAGTTTTAGAAACATTTAGCTCTGATGAATCACTAGGAACCGTAATGGATCGAGTTGAATATTGGATTAAAAAATACAAATCAGATAATCCTAAATTTGGTTATAATGAAAGTGTTCAGGAAATGATTCCTCAAAAAAAGAAACTAACTAAGAAACTACAAGTTCTTTTAACGCCTGAAGACGAAGATAATCTAAATACTATTATTATTCAAAAATCAATGGAAAATGGGATTAAACCTATTCCTATTTCAAGATATGTTAGAAATGTTATAGTAGAACATATTGTAAAAGAAACATCACCAGAAAAACAATTAACAAAAACAAGATAATATGAGTACACACGAAGAAAATATTAAAAAAGAGTTTGAAGCAGCAGAAGGTATCACTCCAGAGAATGATACTGTTGTTACTGATGGTAAAGTCAGTTCATTAGGTAAAGTAGATCCAACTAGAGGAATGGGTATTACGTCGCCAGACGATCCTGAAATTAGAAGAATTCAGGAATTAACCGGTTATCTAAAAATGGATTTAGGTAATTTACCTTCAGGCGGAAAGTTTTATAGAGAAGATTTTGAATTACATATTAGAGCTGCTCGCGTCGGTGAGATTAGAGATTTTTCTACAATGGATGAAGAAAATATTAGAGATGTAGATGAAAAGCTAAATGCAATTCTTGTAGGTTGTACTAAAATCATGTACGGATCACAAAGAGGATCATATCGTGATATCCTTGAAGAAGATCGTATTTTTGTTCTTTTGTCCATCAGAGAGCTTACATTCAAAAACGGTGAAGCAAAATTAATGATGCCAGTCGGTAAAAAGAAATGTACAACATCTGCATGTAAGTCTCAAGAAAGTGTAGAGTTAAGAACATCAAATGTTCAATTTAATAATGTAGATGAATTGATTGAAAAGTACTATGATCATGAAAATCGTTGCTATACAATACCAACTAAAAATCATGGAGAATTATCTTTAGCTCCGCCTACAATTGGAGTTATGAGAGCAATTACCGATTGGGCTAGAAAAAGAGAAGAAGAAAATAAATCATGGGATAAGTCTGCTCTTGCTGTATTACCTTATGTACAGAGAGAATGGAGAGGATTTGATGAAAAGCAAATCTTTTCTGCTATGACTGCATTTCAAGGATGGGATACTGGTAAATATTCATTAGTATTCAGACTTGTAGAAAAAATGAAAATAGGTATTAAACCTGAATTTGTTTATCCATGTATTTCTTGTGGTGCGGAGGTCACAGTTCCGCTTTCCTTTCCCGGCGGAATCAAATCTCTGTTCATTATTCAGGATATCTCTTCTGAACTTCTATAAACTTAGAGTACTTCTTATGGAGAAGCTCCATGTTCAACCAACTGAACTGGATCTTCTTCCGTACTATGAATTTGAATATACTCTTGAAATCTATAATGATATCATCAAGGAACGTAATGACGAAGAGAAGAAGCAGAATCAGGATGCCGAAGATAAATATAACATATCAGGCATGAAAAAGAATACTGCAGGTATGGCCAAAAATATGTCAGGCTATAAAATGCCTTCCATGCCTAAGATAAGTATGCCTCGTTTCTAAATATATAATTAAAGATAACAGATACTATGGATAGACAACAGATTCTTCAACAAATACAGGCCCAGAGTAGAACTGCATTTTCTCAAGCCAGATCACAAGCTTTACAGGAGGCTGTAAGAAATCTTCCTGCTAATGCTGCCGCTACTGGTGATTCTAGCGGTGGGGGCGGAAACGGACTTCCTTCAAACTGCATTCAATTTGTAGTTGATACAACCGAAGGTACATTCTTTACATTTAGCTTTAACACTACTGGTCCTATCAATTTTACCGTTGATTGGGGTGATGGAACCACGCACGAAGATTCTGGGGCTGGTGGTTTTTATTCAGAAGAACACACATATCCTGACTCGGATACACAATATACAGTTAGATTATGTTTTGATGATATAACTACTGTTCTTGAATTTACATCATCACCTGACTAAAAACAAAAAATACTATGGCACAAATTACCTCAATAACTGGTTTACAAAATCTTGTAAATCTACAATCACTTAATATAGATTTTAACGGGTTTCAATCTGTTGATTTATCTGGAATGTCAAATCTCTATGATGTTGATATTAGTGATTGTGATATTCCTGGAACTAATACCAATAGTTTAACTTCTGTAAATGTATCAGGATGTACGGCTCTTGAGCAACTTAGAATGGATGACAGTGATTTTTCAGGAGGATTTCCTGATTTAACCGGACTAAATAACTTGTTATATTTTGATGCAGATCAATGTAATATCACAGGGACACTTGATTTATCAGGTTTACCTTCATTAAGTGGATTTGATCTTAATGGTAACGATTCATTAACTAATGTCATTATTTCAAGTTCTCAACCACTCGGTGATGGCTGGAGTATTTTCTTATATGGCTGCGGGTTGACTCAAACTGCAGTTGATAACATCTTAGTAGCTTTAAGTACCAACGGTGTACTTAATGGTAGCATTGAGATGGATGGCGGTACAAATGCAACCCCTTCAGCTACTGGTCTCGCGGCTAAGTCTGTGTTGGAAGGAAACGGTTGGGAAGTTCTGGTAAACTAATTTTTATGAATGGCAGTAGTAACACTAAAGGATCTAATGGATCCTCTAACAAAGATAGCAAAATCAACGGAAGAAACTTCCACGAAGCTTGATGCTGTTATTGCTGCTGTTTCTGGTGGCAGTGGTGGACAACTAAGTCAAGCCATTGTTACCGAATTACAAATCCAAACCGATTTATTAAGACAGATTGTTACCAACACTAAGGGAGGTTCTATTAATGTTGGTGGTAAACCTGTTGATCAGGATAAACTTAAAGAGGGTGCACAAGCCATCAAAATGTTAGGTGGTGGTGCATCCTCTTTGGCATTTGGATTAATCGCATTTATGCTGGTTCCTAAAGCGGCTGTAAGAAAATTTGCAACAACCATCAAAGATATCATGGATATTTTTGACAACATGGATACTGCTAAGGTTAAGCAGGGCGCTGAAGCATTTGAAATAATTGCCGGCAGTATTGGAAGATTTGCAAGAGGCTTGGCTGCTGCATCAATTCTTCTTATACCTGGTCTTCTTGGGGCTCTTTTATTAAAAGCTGCAATATACCTATTGGTGCCTACCTTTGAGTTATTAGGTAATAGTGAAAAGAATGTAAAAGGCGGAGCCGAAGTGCTAGGTATGATTGGAGATTCATTACTTAGATTTGCCAAAGGATTAGTAATGGTTGCCATTGCATCTGCTATCGGTATATTATTCACTCCAATTATAGTTCTTGCAATGCTTCTTATAGGTGGTGCATTTGCATTACTGGGTATGTTTGATAAAACGATACGAGAAGGTGCAAGAGCTCTTAAAATGATGGGAGCAGCATTGGTATGGTTTTCTGTTGGTCTTGTTACATTTGCTTTGGCATCACTATTTATATTAATGGAGCCTAAAATACTATTAGGAATGGTTGCAACGATAGTAGTTTTAGGTACTGCATTTTTACTATTAGGATTATTTGATAGACCAATCAGAAAGGGAGCGGTTGCACTAGTTTTAATGTCAATTGGTTTAGTTGCATTTACTATAGGATATCTTATATATGCTATTGCAACAGAAGGAGTTACATTAGACCAGATATTGTTACAGGCAGGTTTATTAGTTGGTTTAGGTGTAGCATTCGGTCTACTTGGTCAAGGCTTTGTGAGTATAGTAAAAGGTGCAGCAGCGGTTGCTGCAATTGGTTTTGGTCTCCTTGTATTTAGTTTAGGATATATGTTACTTTCTCATGCCACTAAAGACTTAACTCTAGAAAGTGTTGCTGCACAGGCTGGTTTAATAGCAGCATTAGGAGTTGAATTTGGTGTAGCAGGACTTGGTGCCGGGTTTATAATACTAGGTGCTGCTGCATTTGCGTCAGTAGGTGGAGCTTTACTTTTACTTGCACCAGGTTTGGAAGCAATTAAAAAAGTAGACTTTACTACCGATGATGCTATAAAATTAACAACAACTTTAGCTGGTGTTAAATCTGCATTTTTAGGTGGAAAGGATGCAGATGAAGGATTCTTTTCTAAATTAGGAGGAGCCATAACCGGTGCTATTGATTCTGTTAGAATGCTTGAAGCCGCAGCCGGATTTTCTGCCGCTGGCCTTGCATTAATTCTATTAAGTAAAGGCCTAAATAGATTTAAAGAAGTAGGTTGGAATGATGAACTTTCAAAGGACTTGGTGGTTATGTTAAATGGAGTTACTACTGCATTTGCATTAGCTGGTACAAGTCAACAGGTTCCTAGTTCATCATTCTTTGGTCAAATGTTTGGCTTTACGAGGACTGCTGTTGAAGAAGGTGTCAATTCTGTATTAGGTGCAGGTAGAGCACTTAAAGATATTGCCGATGGTCTTATATCATTCAAAGCACTTATTGATAGTGGTATTCAATTTGGAGAACCTGATGAAAACGGTAGATACCAAAAAGGTACTCTAGGATATGCAGTAACAAATACAGTAGGCTTTGTAAGTGAAGCTTTTGCTGCAATTGCAGATCAAGGAAATGTTCAAGCTGGCGGTATATTTGGATCTCTGTTTGGTGTCAAAAAGAATAAAGTTGCCGAAGGTATTGAATCGGTAAAGGGTGCTGGTGAAGAATTAACTAATATTGCTACTGGTCTTCAGGCGTTTCAGCAAATGGTTGAACAAAATATTAACTGGGATACATTAGGCCAGGCAATTAAAAAATCATTAACATTTGTAGGGGAAGCATTTGCCGCAATCGGATCAGGCGAAAATGAGGAAAAAGATGGCTGGTGGATTTTTAAGTGGGATGAGAATAAAACGGCAAAAGGAGTTGCAGCAGTTAAAGGTGCAGGAACCGAATTGACAAATATTGCAAACGGTCTTAAGACATTCCAAGATATGATCACAGCTAATGTTGATTTTAATGCATTGGGTAATGTAATTAAAACTACACTCACATTAGTTGGTGATGCCTTTGCTGTGGTTGGTGGTAAGGAACAAACAGACAGTACATTCTTTGGACTAATTGAATGGGATGAGAACCTTGTTCAAAAAGGTATAGATAATGTAAAGGGCGCAGGACAAGAACTTACCAATATTGCAAAAGGTTTACAATCATTTGCAGATCTTAAAGATCCAAAAGCTATTGCAGAAAGTATTAAACAGATCTTTACATCAATAGGAGATACATTCACTTATTATTATGAAAAGCCTAAATTTAGTGGACAACTTGATCATATGAAGTCCTTCGTTAATACTATGTCCTATAATGCAAGTAAAGGACTTATTCATAAAGCGGCAGATGGTATGTCTAAAATGGCTGATGCTATTAATAAAATTGATACAAGTAAAGCCGAAGCCTTTGCTGACCTATTTAAGGGAGCTGGTGAATTAAGTACAAATACCTTAGCATATTTTCAATTGATTAATGCCGTTGAAGAGATTAGAGATGCATTAAGAGAGACTGCTCAACCTGCCCAAACTACAGGTACAGCAACCGGTGGAGGTACTGGTACTGGTGGTGAAGGCACTACATCTTCTGTTGGATTAAAACCTGTTCTTTCTAATATTAACACTGTATTAGGTAATCTAAATACTACTCTTAATGGTTTACCTGGAAATATTGCTGTAGCGGTTAGTAAAAAAGAAGACTAATTTACCGGGTAAAAGGCCAGATGGTTAATATTTAAGTGTTTCTTAAATAGCTGCAAAATCTTAAAACTAAGTTAACCTGTTACTATATAAATTTAACGGATTGTTCCACTAAAAGTATAGTAATATGGCTAAAAGTATTGTTTGGTTTGATTTAGAAACTACTGGTGTTAACACAGCAACAGATAGGATTATTGAGATCTGTATGATTAAAACAGATTTTGAAGGTAATGAGATTGCATCTTTTTATTCACTTGTAAATCCTGGCCCTGGTATTGAATGGCGCCAAGAGGCGATTGATAAACATGGTATCACACCAGATATGCTTGAGGACCAGGATAGGTTTGAATTTATTGCCAAAGAAGTTATGGACTTTATAGGTGACTCTGACCTTGGTGGCTATAATGCACTTTACTTTGATATCCCAATGTTAACTGAAGAGTTTATGCGAGCCGGGTTAGTCTTTAACCCTCGTGGAAAAGCTGTAATTGATCCGTTCATTATCTATTCAAAATATGAAAGACGAGATCTAAGTACTGCTTATACAAAGTACACAGGTAAAACTTTAGAAGGTGCACACCGTGCAGAAACAGATATTCGTGCAACAATGGAAATCTTCCAGGCACAACGTAAACTTTATGATATGCCAGGATCTGCTACTGAAATTGATCAAGCAGTTAATGAGTCTCGTCAAACACAAGTAGATCTTAGTGGTAAGTTTAAGTTTGCCGAAATTAATGGCAAAAAAGAAGTCGTATTCAATTTTGGAAAGTGGATGGGTAAACCCTTTAAAGAAGTTTATGAAGCCGATTCGCGTTACATTGAATGGATGATTGATAAAGGCGAATTTGCAAAAGAAACTAAGATCATAGCCAGAAAACTTGTAGAAAAAATGAAGGCTGAACCCCCAATGCCCTTCTAGAAATTGTTAATAACTTTTCTAAAAAAAGTCTCCCAAAAATTTTCAAATCCCAAAAATTTGTTTTATATTTATATAAAATAAAACGGATATGGAAATTAACATAGGATCAATCGTAAAGTATCAAAATGGCTACTACAAGGTAACCCGCTGTACCAAAGCAACCGTTAACCTTGGTTCAATATTTGGTAGCCACATTTATCACAAAGGAATTAATAAGTCTGAAGTAACTGAAGCTGCTGCTGAATGGCATGAAAGATGGAGTCAATCTGAAACCTATAAATGTATGTAATATGATACGAGAAAAAACACAACGCACCGAACCTATCATCATTGATCTAACAGGTCCTGATGGTAATGCATTCGTCTTAATGGGAATGGCTAAAAGATTTGGTCGCCAATTAGACTGGGATTCTGCTAAAACCGCAGATGTCATAAGTGAAATGATGAGTGGAGATTATGAGAATCTTATCCAAGTGTTTGATCGCGAATTTGGTAACTTTGTAATTTTAGAAAGATGAAAATAGACATTGAAAAACTCAAAAGAATCGAAGAAGTCTGCGGACACTTTGAAATTGGTCGGATCATGGGTGGTGGTGATCATAACTACCTTCGCTTTGGATATTGGAGACCAACCGATTGGTCTGCTCTTCAGGAGATCTTAGGACCAACAATCATAGTAGAAGAAGATTCTGATTATGATGATGACTGTGGTTGGAAATATTCCTATACACTCTATGATCGTTTTGAATGGGAAAGAATTCAAAAAGAAAGAAAGGAAAGATTAGAATCTTGGCGAGCACCCGTCTCAAAACAATTATAACATAGAGTTATATAAATAACGAAACGTTCTTTAACATAAAGGGGGTGACCTGGTTTTGACGGTTAAGCTGAAAATAGGTTACTGATGCAAGCAGGGTTAGATGGAAACCCTTAAACACCTATCACACAATAAAAGGCGAAGAGAAATCTTCATTCACCTGGGAAGACGCAATGTCTTTCATTGGTGCTGATTACGCAGTAGCTGCCTAGTCAGTCCCGCACTCATCGTGGGGTATTAAAAAGAATGAGAACTCCGAGTACTTCTCGCTGACTCTCTAAATAAGAGTGGGAAACATTGATGGTAATGAAATGAAAACCCTTACCTATTTTGTACATTAAGAAAAATGTACTAAGCTTGTGAACGAGGGATTTAGGTTCCTTAATCGGACATGGGTTCGAATCCCATCACCTCCACCAAAAAGGATGCTTACAGCAAATTAGGACTAGATTTGTAAACTATACTCCTCAGCATCCTGTAATGCGGAAGTAGCTCAGTTGGTAGAGCACAACCTTGCCAAGGTTGGGGTCGCGAGTTCGAATCTCGTCTTCCGCTCAAAAAGAAATTTTACTCAAATAGTGAAACAAACATAGTGTGAGTATATATAAACAGTAAATAAAAACAAATTAAATGCAACTGCACGGATGTACATATTGGATGCTTAGTAATGTGGAGAAGAATTTTCCACAGGCGGATTCAATTACACACATTCCAGGCAGGAGCTAATGAAATAAACTCATCTAATAATTTAGGCCTCCTGGAAAATAAAAAATTCCAGGAGGCTTTTTTTATGGGTCTCTTTCAGAAAAAGATTGAATGGTTTATATTTGTTTAGATTAAGAATAACAAATTTGTTCTTTGACATATTGGTACCGATTTAGGAAGATTGGCAGAGTGGTCGATCGCGGCAGTCTTGAAAACTGTTGAACTGCAAGGTTCCGTAGGTTCGAATCCTACATCTTCCGCAAATCAAATTGCCCTCTCGTCTAATGGCAGGACATGTGGTTTTGGTCCACAGTGTGGAGGTTCGAATCCTTCGGGGGCAA